CGCCAGTCGAAACAGGCTGGCACCATTCACGCAAACATCACTGGAACCGCTTGCACATTTGCCAGTCCGGGCTGGTCTGATCGTTTGGCTGATCTGGTGGATAAATGTGATGCAAGCCTAACCCGTGCTGATCTGGCGTTAGATTTCTTTGACGGCTATCCGGGTGGTATTAATGCGGTTCGTACTGCATACCGTGACGGACTTTGTAATGTCGGTGGTCGTAAACTGAAATTTAACCTCGTTGGCGATTGGGAAAACAACCATGATAGGTCGATCTATTTGGGCAGTCGAGAGGCTGGAAAAATCACGAACGTTTATGAAAAAGGTGATCAGCTTTACGGCGAAAAAGCAAATTCGGATTGGTTGCGTTTTGAGTTGCGTTACGGTAACAAATTCCGCGTTCTGTCCTCGGAAATCCTGCGTCGTCCTGATGATTTTTTTGCAGGTGCATCGGACTGGCACGAATCCGTAATGCTACAGGCTGCGGCCATTTCATCGGCTGAAAAAGTACCTTGCCTGCCGCGTCTGCAAATTGAGTCCTGTACGGCTGAGGTTTCTCGAAACCTTCGCTGGCTCAAAAACACGGCGGCATCCTCGCTCAAGGCGGCTATCGAATTCTTGGATCATGACGAATTGCTCCAGTTGATTGGCAATGCCGTTCTTCCGGGTCGCCTGCGCAAATTCTCCAAATCTCAAATTGCCGATTGTTTCTCTCCGGCTGTCAAGGTTGTTACTGCCTTGCCTGCGCTCGTTCGTGTGCCCGGCACAGTGGCGACATATTCGTTTTTCTCGGCTAACCCTTCGCCCATGGGTTTTCAAGCCGCTTAACTTGGGCATTAACTAGGATCAAAAAATGAAGTTTCAAAATCAACCCTCGGTATGTTTCGGCATCAAAGAATCGAAAGGTGAATTTGATGGAAAAGCATTTTCCTCGACCACTTTCTACCTGCCTGCTGACATGGCCGGTAACCAGTCGGGCCGTGCTATTGGTGTCGTGACAACTCCGCACAAATTCGGCGATGCCTCTGAATTTGCAAAGTGGGCGCACTTGGAAAAATCGTTTCCGGTCGGTGGTGTCCCGGTTTTGTGTGACTTCGATGTTGTCGCTGGTCGTGATGCAAACGGTAAGGATCAGGCCAAATTGATGTTGGTCGGTATCCGCCCTGCTCCTGCAAACAAAGGCTAAACAAAATGAGGCTCATCATTCAATCATTGGTAACGGGTCGCTTCCTTGCGCCATCGATGGACGGTGGTGAGCCTGTGTGGGTTCGATCACTTCGCGAATCTGGCGGCGGTGTATCTGCCGATATGGATCAATGCGCCCAATTGATGATGGATAACACGGATTCGGATGATCGTGCGGTGGTTATTGATTTGGATAGTCTTGGGACTGTGAATGATTATTGAAATTTCAGTCAGAAATTTATTAACGTTGTGAAACGCTGTGAATTTCTGACCGGGATTTTCCGGTGTTTAAACTTGAAAGGTTCATCATGAACAAATACTTTCCTCGTGTCGCTGCTGGTGGCTTGGCGCTGGCTTCTCTCTCCTCGTTCGCTGTGATCGACGTTGCAGCCGCTACCACTGGCATTAGCGACGCCCAAACCGCTGTTCTTGCGGTTCTGACCGCAATGATCACCATGGCGGCCGCTATCTACGGCGTCAAAAAGGTTCTGCGTCTGTTGGGCCGTTAAACCCGGTTTCCTGATGCCTCTCGCTTGCGGGTGGCATTGGAAAACTCAAGGGGTTAAATCATGGGCTCAACTGTCGAATGTCCTACTTCCACGTGTACTCTGGTGATTACGCCATACGTCGCCACGGCTGACGATTACGAATCAATATCTATGATCTTTGGTGCCATCCTGACTGCGGCCTGTGTCATTTGGGGCGTCAAGAAAATCTATAACCTGATCGCAAATCGTCCGGAATCCTGATTATGTTTGATATCAATCTCCTGTCCTATGCCTTCGGCCTCGGCTTCCTTCTTTGGCTGATGTTCAAATGAAAATCATTCTTACGCTGTTCTTGCTTCTGGCTGGGTCATCGTCCTTTGCGGCTGACGAATGGAGTCGTGGGTACGTGTACAACCAAGCGTCGGCCTCTGGCTCGGACATTTGGTTTGGGCCGGGTGATCGTATCGAGGCGGGTTCCGCGGCTCGGGCTCGTACTGTCTGGAACCAGGGCACAGGCGGGATAAATGCGGTTGAGTCTGGGGCCGTTGCTTTAAGGGATGGCCGGTCGGTTACGTTAACGGCCACGCGCAAGATAACCACGTCTGCGGTGTTTGGTGGGCTTGCATCGTTTGCTAGTAGTCCTGTTGGGCTTGCTGCGGGGCTGGCTATTCCTTTCGTCATTGACTGGATTGCGGGTGACAACGAGGAACATATTCGTATTAATCCTACAGGTACGGGTGTTGAAATTAAAGGTAATGAGAAAGTCTGTGACGTTGGGGTTGGTATTGAATGTTATACGTTTAATCGAATGTGTATTGGTGGCTTCGGTCCAATTACAGAATCGGTGTCGTTTTGTTACGATCCTAAATATTCGTACACATGGGCTTATGAGGGGCCGTCAAATCTGCCTCATGTCTATATTAAATATAATGGAAATGTGATTACTAGTTGGTGGGGTACAGCACTTCCAGATGCGCATGATGGGGGTTGGCTCCCGGCGTCTATGGATGATATAGCGCCATACATGACCCCTCGTGTTCCCCCTGCGGCGCTGGTTCCTTACCTGCTGGAAAAGGGCATCACTTTCCCTGCTGAGAACGTTTCGGTTACTGGGCCTTCTCCTGCACTGGCTCCTCTGCCAGTTTCGAAAAAGACCACTATCTACGCCGAGCCCCCTCCGGTGGTTTCTCCTCCTGTCATTCTTGATGGTAATCCTTACGGCCTCCCTGCGAATACGCCCACCACTACAAGTTCTTCCACTGGCTCACAATCGTTAAGCCCCACGTCCTCTAGCAAGACCGGGCCTAATCCGCCTAGCAAAGATCATGGGCCGGTTACCACGCCCACTCAAACGGTGACTAAAAGCACCTACAACCCCACCACGGATAAAACCACGTCCACCACGACGAAAACCCAAGATGGCGCAAAGCAAGAGACAACAAGCACGACGACAACAACCATTACAAACACGCCAAACACGTCAACCGTCACAAACGTAATCACAAACATCACTAACATCACAAACACGACGACGAATGAACTCATGTCACCGCCCCTTGAGGAGACTCAAGAGGGCACCGAACCAAGTAACAAAGATGACATAGCCGAATGTGAAAGAAACCCGGAAACCATAGGGTGTGCTCAGTTTGGTGAACCGACCCCTCCTGATGAGTTGGTAAAAGAAACCATTGATGTGTCAATTACGCCTGTGTCGTTTGCCGGTTCCGGGGCGTGTCCGGCTCCTTTGTCCTTCAATGTCTCGGGCCATAGCTACGCGGTTTCCTATGACTCGCTTTGTGAGAAATTGGCTATCCTTAAATATCTGTTTCTGGCTATGGCGGGGTTCATTGCTGCATGGGTAGTGGCGTCACTGTTTAAGGTCTAACTATGCCTACTCTTTTTACCTTCCTCATGGGCGCTGCTGGCCCGATAGTCCTCCGTGCGTTGACTATGCTTGGCATTGGCACCGTCACGTTTACGGGCGTCACTGCTGCGCTGGATGGCTTGATTTCAATGGCACAAAGTAATTGGTCATCGGTTCCGGCTGATGTGCTCCAGTTGGCCGGCCTCGCCGGTATCCCGGAATGCCTCGGCATCATTGCCGGCGCGTTTGTGGCTCGAACTGGCATGTGGGTTGCTGTCTCTGCTACTCGCTGGATCGTGCGATGATTTACCTCATTACAGGTGTTCCGGGTTCGGGTAAAACCCTCTATGCTGTCTCTACCCTTGTTCAAAAACTCGCGGCTGAAAAGATCAAGGACAAACACGGAAACGAAGTAAATCGGCGCGTCTGTGTCGATGGCATACCGGGCTTGATCATGCCTCATGAATTGATGGCCTCACGTCCTGATGCTGATCTGATCAGCGTGCCCAATGGTGGCGGTTCAAAGTCTGCTCAACTTGAAAAGCCCGAAGGCAATGGCCTTTGGAATTGGTTTGAATGGTGTCAACCGGGTGATGTGATCGTTGTTGATGAGGTACAGCGTTATTGGCGTCCGCGCGGC